ACTGTTAACATCATGGCTATAGTACATATGTACACCCATGCTATGTTGAGGGCTCCAGAACTGTGCATATAGATCTGGATCGTATCCATAAAGAATTGGGGACTTAAAAGTCCCAAAAACATCCCTTATAACATGTAATATAAAATCATTGTTTAATAGCATCTACTTTCAGCCATCCCCATTCATTACCTCTTTTAACATCAATCACATGAAAATTCATAGACTCAAAATCATCTACCAACATCCTATGTGTTATACCAACAAAATGAAAATCAAACTGGTTTAGCTGCTCGGCAAAAAATATTTGCTGCATAGCGCGATCCCCCTCTAGCGAGTCCCAAGAAAGTATCTGCTGACAAGCAAGAAGGAAGTCTGGAACCTCCACACGTATCATTCCACCTGGCTTCAATATCCTACACCATTCTGCTAAAACAGATTTATACTCCTTCCAAGGAAAATGCTCTAGGCACTCAGAAGTATATACTATGTCTGCATAATCGTTAGGTAGTTTTATCTTTCTAGCGTCCGATACAACATCAACAGGAACATATTTACTATTAACATGGTCATACAGTGGAGTTGGATCTATATCAACGTGTGTCCAATCTGGACCTAAATATGTTCTAGTTCCTATAACGACCTTTATTCCATCACCTTTAGGTATGGTTTCTAATCTCATATTATTCTTCCTCTATACAAATTTTGCCATCTAGGGACCTTTATTAAATCCACTTCTCTACCTAAACCTTTTATAAAAATAGTCTCTGGATTATCATTTATCCCCTGAAGCTCTGGCTGCTGCTGATACCATTCCTCTAAGTATATCGCATGCCAATCTTCAAATCTAGTTACATTAGGACTATAATAGTTTACGTGAGGACCAACAAAATATTCATTCCATTTATTTACCCAGTTTATAACTCCATTATTAATTCTTTCTCTGGCAGATGGATCGGTAGATGCGGTTGAATCATGACTAACCCTAACTGACGGATCTGCAACACATCTATATCCTGCTAAATGCAGCCTAGTCTGGAAGTCCACCTCTTCCTGATGGCCTATTTCAGTGTCAAATCCACCTATTTCTAAAAATCTCTGCCTATTAAGAATCCAACAAAAACCAACACCCCACAAAATCTCCAAATAAGAAGGTCTCTTAATTGGATAGGCACCTCCGTTAGGAAATGCCATCCCAACCTCATGGTTAGACTCAAGGTAAGAAGAAAGCTTGATATCCCATGCATCTGTTTCTATATAAGCATCGTTGTCTATATATCCAACATTATTAGTTTCTGCCCAAGACAATATTCTATTTACTGCCCCTACATATCTTAAATTCTCTTTATTAAATTCTGCTACAATCCTACTATCTTGAGATATATGACGCTCTATCACCTCACGAACACCGTCGTCTGAAGAATTATTATCTACAACAAGCAGGCGCCAATCTGACTTAGATTTTTGCCTAAAGGCAGTTATGGCCTTATCTAATTTTACCGGGTTATTATAGCTAGCAGTACCGAAATCTATTCTCACTTTTTAATCCACCACGTTCCATTATCGTGCAAATAAAAACCAACAGACTCCAACAATGGACCCCAATCATTTTCAAATCTATTATTGACAGAAAGATGCATAGGTATTGAATTACCATGTTCTGCGTCCCCTATTGCAAAAGCATTTTGAGCTATAAACGCACCTTCCTTTTTCATACACTTATGAACTGCATTAACCCACTCCTCAACATTAATAAGATGCTCAAAAAAATCTAGGGCAACAACTGCATTATATTCTCTATAGCCAAGATTTGGTTCCCAATTTGATGTAAATCTTGTCTTTATATCTCTAGAATTGAAAACCTTTTTTGCAAAAAGAGCGGTCAAGCTGTCCTCTAAATCGTGATAAGTTACGTCTATACCTTGATCATACATGACTACACTTAAATCGCCAACACCATCACCCAAAACTAAGGCCTCAGTTCTATTAGTTGCAGTAAGACCAGAAGCAATTCCATTACACATACCAGAGTAATTAAACGCTTCCTCTAAGTGATAAGCAGAAAGCTCCCACACGTACGCATCAGAGGTCTTATACCAATTTAAAAGCGCAGAACCATCGTTAACATCAACATTTTTTTGAATAAAATCTTTTGCCACTTCTGAGTGATTAAAATGAAAACCTTTTTTCAATCTTTCATACGCACTTTCATATGATACGCCTAAAAAATCTGATATATCTTTTGCTCTATCTTCTATCTTTATCATTTATTCTACTCCATATCGTAAATGCTGTTAATAAATTTTCTTCATATCTATCATTATAAATGCAATCGTTATATGCCCAAGTTGTATCGTATGCTCTTTGAGCTAAGCCAGAAAAATACTCATGTGAAACACCCATGATTTTAGCGTCCAAAATGCCATGAAGATGATATTTTGTATCAGATGCTATTGAAAATCTTGTGCATCTAGTTGGATGACCTAAATGAACTATTTTCTTGGACCAATTTAAGTAATTCAAACTAAGATCCCACAAAGACGACGCCGCATCGTGTGCAAATAAAGGGGAAAAAAACCTATCATCCACCTGAAGCTGATTATCTTTTTCCATAATATCTTCAAAAGGATTTCTTCTACCTATATCAACAAAGTACCTAGCCCCTAAAACAAATGTTAATCTAGCTACGAGTGATTTTGAATATTTTAATACAATATCTTCTGCTTTAGATTTTTGTTCACCATATTTATTAATTGGATCAACTGGATCTAAGGGGCTATAAGGTGGATTATTTCCAGAAAAAACTGCTTGAGTACTACACTGTATTAAATAAGATTGATTACGATTACACCACTCAACTATTTCAGATGGCATAAGAACATTGATGTCATAAAATCTTTCAGGACTAGACTCTACAATATCAACTCTATTTTCTCCAGCCAAATTTATAATTAAATTGGGTCTATGAAAATCTAAAAATTCATTTATACTATCTTCCCCATAAATGAATTTACAATATCTATCATCGCCTAGTGTTCTTGTATATATGGGCTCAACTTCTTCCGGTGCTTGATGCATCATGTGTTGCCCCACTACTCCACCAGCACCAAAAACTAGTACTTTCATAATATGACTACACTATACCTGGACGCTCAACTTCATCCATCAAACGAGTTCTAGACCAAGCACCGCAGTCATTACAATACCACTGCTGGTACGTAGCAACCTGAGTATATCTTTGACCACGACGTTGCAAACTAGAGGAACCACAAGTAGGACAATTACATCCACCATCATAAACATTAAGATTAGGATGATTTGTCATCCAAGGACGAAGCTTCATGTAAACATCACGAAGAAGATCAACATCTTGCTTAGCGTACTTAATCATAATCTTCCATGACTTATCGTCACCTCTCATGCAGCCGGCCCATGTTTCAAAACCGCCAGTAGAAACCTTTCTACCAATACCCAGATGCTCACCAAGATGATCAAGCTTATTAGAATTAAACATGAAATATCTTCTGGCTACCTTTAAGGTATCTATCTGCTTAGTGGGAGACGTTGGACCAAAACCATGATAAACAAATCTAGCATTAGCTTTACGCATATCGAAACGATCACCATTGTGAGCAATAATGATATCAGCTTCATCAATAAGATCCCACAACTTCTTAACTACATGATAGTCATTTTCCGGATCTTTCTTATACGCATCATGAAAATCAATTAGAGAGCAAACATGTGATTTATTCTCATGCTCCCAACGATAAGAGATACACAACATATACCATTCACGTTCATGATCAATAACATTTTGTTCGTACTGACCCCAAACATAACTCAGATTAGGTGCCGTCTCTATATCGTAGTATAATATTTTAGCCATATGTAATACCTAACTTTTGTTGGCGGAGAGGGTGGGATTTGAACCCACGGATCATTTGCATGATCAACGCCTTAGCAGGGCGCCCCATTCGGCCGCTCTGGCACCTCTCCTATATACACGGCAATAGTATAGCACAAATCAACCAAGTGTCTTCAATAGGAGAAAAAATAATTTCTGAAGCTGATCTACAGTAGCAGAACAAATGACGTGACTGTCATCACCCAAAGACAGCTTAATAATATGACCGTCTATAAGATCTCCCTCTGTAGTTATCATAGAAGTCTTTTCGGTCAACTCGACATCATGCAAAGCAGGCATGAATCCATCAAAGTCATTTTGCTGCATATTAAAAGAATCTTATCTTTTCTTCTTCTTTTTATAAGTAGAAACGTTCTTAGGCTTTTGCCCCTTTTTTCCTTTAGTAGGAGTACCGCTAGCTCTTTTCCTTTGGACTGCGCTACGCCTTTGAGACTTAGACATAGAGTTAGCCTTAGCCACAGGGACACACTTAGCATAGCCTCCACCCTTACCCGAGGTACCGCATTTTTGCCACTTACCATTCTTTTTAGGTGCGCCAATATTAACCCATTTTTGATCAAACCATTTAGTTAAACCAACGCCCTTAGGTCCAGCCATTACTTTTTCTTTCTAGTGGACTTTTTCTTGCCTCTTGGATTTGTAGCACTGACAGTTCTCCAACCGCCCCCCCTCTTATTATACCATCTTACAGCCCAAGCATTCGCATAGGCAGAAGGGTATACAGTAAACTTTGACCGAGCCATAGACTTAGCCTGACTCCAAAGCTTAGGGTTAGTAGGCTTATTTTGCCTAGCCATCAATCATCGTCTTTCTTCATGCCCTTAGCGCCGAAGTAACCACCGATGATGCCAATGACGCCGCCCAGAGCAGTCTGCACGAGCGTCATCACGTCAGACGAAACCTCAACGGCCTCGCCAGTCGTCTGAGTCTCAATAGCGGCGACCAGATAGTCACCGACAATGGCGAAGAGAATCGCCAGCATAACTCCAACAGCAAGGACGTACATGGTTTTCTCTTTCATATCCTTCTCCTCTTTCATGAGCCGAACATTGCCTCCCATGTCTTGGGGCCAACAATACCATCAGCCAATCTACCATTAGCCTTCTGCCACGCTTTAACGGCTCTTTCGGTAGCAGGACCAAAATCACCATCGGGCTTAGCGCCAACCTTAGCTTGAATAAGCTTAACTTCATCAGCGTGTTCGTGACCACGAGCAACAGAATGCCCAGGATACTTTGGAGCTTCCTCTGCTGCTGTATCAGGATCAGCATTATCAGCTGGAGGCGTAGTCTCATGGTCACAGTTTTCTTTAACATGTTTTGCCGAACCGGGCCCCCAAATGCCATCAACATGCTGATCGTGCTTAGCCTGCCAGGCCTTAACCGCCTCCTCGGTCTTACGTCCAAAGTCGCCATCTACCGGCTCAGCACCAACAATAGCCTGCATCTCCTTAACATCATCACCCTTCGAACCACGAGTAAGCCAAGGCTTCTTGTTTGGAGGAGCAGGGGGAGGAGGTGCAGCAGCAGAAGGCTTAACTGCTACGGGAGAATCGCCAAGAAGACGCTTCATCGTATCAATGTAATACTGGGGATCATCAGCCTTAGCATTGCTGACCTCGACATGGACCCAGTCTCCTCCAGGAGCACCACTGAAAGCTCTCTTAGAATAGACTTGCCAGCCACCACGATCACACTTCCATCCGCGACCAAAAGGACCAGGATAATAATCGAAGATAGCTTCAACATGAAGCTCATCAGCATGGGTAGCTAAAAAGTCCATCATGCGAACTGCGGCATCGTAGTTACCGGGGCCACGATAAGGGGCACCTCTCCAGCTTAAGTCACCGGCACGACCAGTAGCATGAACAGAGTAAGAAGACTTACCCCTCTTCTTACGGACACCATATGTTCCATTGTTCCACAGGCCAAAATGTGCCTCTAAAAGATCAATAAACGTTTCAAATCCGGCTCTTTTACCGCCGGAAATTTGATCAAAACCTGTATATGGTCTACCCATAATTATACTCCTTAATCACTTCTTTTTTTTCTTAGAAATCTTACGCAGCGTAACAGCAAGGTTTGCTTGCCGCCTAGTTGTCGCATCATACCTAGTGGGATTCTTTTTTACCGCTCGAGCAAACTGAGCCACCGTCATGTTTCTTCTCTTAGCTTTAGCGGTAAAAGCTCCAGGTCTTTTAATTGCTCCCTGAATCCACTTTTTATCATTCTTCTTAGTAGCCATTACTTACCGTTTTTCTTTTTTCTTTTCATGATAGCTGCACGGAGTGCAGGAGGAAGCTTCTTTTGTGCGGCAGTTAAACCACCCATGTCATCTTTCTTGGCTGCATTTTTCTTTGGTGCAGCTTTTTTGGTAGATTTTCTTGTCATTTTAGCCATGTTATTTCTTTCCTTTTTTTCTCTTCTTATTTATGCCCATACCCCAATAAGCGCTATTCTTATTATCTGGGTCCTTATCATAAACAGTTATGATAGAAAACTTTTCTTTCTTTTTCATATCTGATGTCTTCCTCATCGTACAAGCCGTACAACCACAGCCCGGCTTATGCACCGTTTGGGCCTTTTCTTGCTCTAGTTTTTTTCGCAGGTGTTGGATCAGACTTCTCATAATGCCACATCATATGATCATGCATCTGCCCCTCAACTTTATCAACCTGCTCATCCACATGATCAATCTTATGATGAAGGTTTAAAAGCTCATCTTTAACGTTACTCAAAAGACCGGCAACCCTATTATGATCATCGCGATTTTCTACACGAGATTCTTTAATCTGCTTACGATTACTTTGAGCAAGAGCTGCCAAAACAGTACCCACGGCAGCAATGGCGGCAACAACAATGGCTTCCATCTAAATCACCACTTAACACGATCTGCCCAATAGGCGGCAGACATCTTGCCCTTTTTAATATTACTTGCATGACGCGCCTTAAAAGACCTCCGTCTTGCTGCATACGAAGAAGACTCACCCTTCTTTTTAGGTGAACCCTTGACACCCTGTTGACCGAAGCGAATAGTCTTCACCTTACTGCCTTCTTTGGCAACAACAACGTGAGACTTGGTGGGATGATTAGGTGTTCTTTTGGGCTTATTGTACCCAGAAACTCCCGCCCTTTCTAGCCTTGGATCCTTTTTACTTGCCATTTCGCTTCCTTTTTTTCTTTTTCTTCTTAGTTTTGTAGGGCAGTACAGGACCATTAGACTTCTGGTTGTTAGTTCCCATACGAGGTCCACTAATGTAAATAAGCTTTTTAATAGCCATACTTACTTCTTCTTCTTAGGAGCCTTCTTCCAATGACCAGAATACTCTCCGCCTTTTCTAGGAAGATCCTGAACATTCATAGTAGAATCTTTTAAAAGCTTATAGTGATTATTATCGGTACTAGTTCTCATACCGAAACCTTTTTTATCGGCCATATCAAAATCCTTTCAAATGGATTATTATTATAGTAATTACATAAAAGCAAAAAGAGAGGGGTTAGCCTCTCTTAAAGCCGCATAATATGCAGAAAAACTTTATTTTTTAGAAGGCGTCTTCTTTGCAGGAGTCTTCTTAGAAGGAGTCTTCTTCGCTACAGGCTTAACATCTGGCGACTTGGCATTAGCGTTCTTTTTAGTTACCGAGCCCTTTGGTCTACCAGGCTTCTTCTTAACAGGTTCACTAGCCTTTTCGGGAACCACAGGATCTAAAGCCTCTAATACAGGCTCTTTTGGCTCAACATTATCATCGAGATCATGTCCACCTATTTTAGATCTTATAGGTCCAATACAAGAATCTACAATCTTTTCATCTTTACCTAAATCTACATTAGATACAGTGAACTTTTTATCTTCTTTTGGAACTATGTTTCTAAAAAACTTTTTAAGTATATTTAGCATATCAACTTCCTTGTTGTGACTCTTTAATTAGTAAATATCTTTCACCAGTTTCCTTAGAAACCAAACCGAAACCATAAGCTGCAGCCTCTTCAACAGCTGCCTGCAAAGCTTCTTTATCCTCTAGAGAAACACCGCTAAGAGGTAAAGTTATACCTGCATAAACATCAATGTTTTCGAAGTTACCTATATTTATTTTTCTATTAACACCACAAATAAAAACCGGGTTATTAGAAACTGTTAATTCACTAGACAAAATATCTACCACCTGTTCAATAGAAGGATTATTTGATTGCTCGCCAGCTGTTGGAGTTATCTTAGGCATAAACACCAACCAGGCTAGTGATGTAGTCAAGAGTAAAGGAAGCCTGTTCTTTAATGGTTAGCTCATCTGTGTTCATAACAAGATCTGCAATATCGCAAATCTCATCTGTCTGTTTTTCAGAAATATGATTCATCTGCTCCTCAGTCATAAAGTGACCATCTCTAGCAAACATGCGCTCATTACGAACGTCATCGGATGCAGTATAGCACACAACTACACCATTTTCTTGATTAAGGATTGCCTGAGCTTCATTTAGAAAACGAACATCGGAAACTATAACACAAAAAGGCTTAGCTTCAACATCTTCAGGAAGACCCCTAATATAAGACAGGTGCATATCATTAGCTTTTCTTATAGCCCACTTGCAGAAACACTCGCCATCATGGCTTCGACAAATATCTCCAGCCTTCTGCAAAAACGAACGGGGTTTAATACCCTCTGGCTCTATCGGTAAATGGTAGATATCTCTAACCATAGAAGCCATATCATCATATGGAGGAACGTCGCCTATAGGTGAGTTCCCAAATATATTATATAGGGTTTCATGTATACCATACATCTGACGTATCTCTTGACGAGAACCACGAACACCCTTTTTAATTGAAGCCAGCTCATACAAAGGAAGAGCAAAAAATATGTGATCCCAGACAATAGCATTTGCCATGGCATCAATTCTAGCCTTGGGAGATATAGCCTCAGCAACAGACGTTTTACCTGTAGCAGCCTTGCCAGCCAAACCTAGAATAATTGGTTTATTAGGATTGAATCCATCTCTTTTCACACGCATATTATATCACCTATATCTTAGAAATGCTTTTCTTTCTGTCTTGAAGTTGATCTAAAAATTCATTAGCTAAAGCGTCAGGTTCCCAAACAAAAGCTCTAGGAACCTGAACAACTCTAAAATTAAACTCGGCTTTAATCTCTTCAACCGTCATCAGAAGTGGCATAAGGGCAGCGTTTTTGCATCGCCATCTACCACTTACCTGATTTGCAACAACCGCAGAGTCTGTGTAGATAATTGGATCAACCAAATCTGCCATCGAACAAATCAAAAGCCCAGCTATAACAGCTTCATACTCAGCCTCATTATTTGTTCTAGGACCTAAGCCCCTAGCAAACTGAGCTATCTTTTTTCTATTCTTGTAAACGACAACACCACAAGAAGCTTCACCGAACTTCTTTTGCCCTTGGCCTCTTGAGGCGCCATCGCAGAAAACCTCTATATTCACTTTGCATCCCTAGTTAAAATGGAATGGAAGTCTAACAGCATGTCTTGCATCTCGGAAATAGAATAATTACTTCTTTCATCCTCATTCATCTTTACAAGATAATATTCTATTGAAGTCTGAACTTCAGATAGCCTACAAATACAATCATCAATCGACTCTAACTCCGCACTTGATACCATAGTTTTTTGCTGTCTCCAATACTCTTTTTTCTTGCGCCGAAGTAAAAACCTGTATAGTTCTTATCAACGAATATCTTTCACTATTGTACTCTACCTGGGTGGGAAAATCTAACGCATCTCTTTTTTCCGAATAGAACTCGTCAGAAGACGACACAGATTTATAATGAGCTATAAACATTGTGACTCCTATTAATATGTATTAAAATCTGAATCAAGATAAGAACCTTTTTCTTCTCTATAAGAAGCTATCTGCATAGACTGCACCTTATCCATAAGCTTCCTAGAAGACTCAGAAGCGATTCTTGCAGCAGTCTCTATAGACTCGGCAAGATGTACAACAGCCTCGCAAACAACCAAAGCTGAATACTCATCTTCGGCCGCACTCATAGCGTTAGCTTCTCTTTCATCTTCGTTTTTGCCAACCTTGTTGGATTTATAAACCTTCTTGTACGCACCCTCAAGCATCTTGTACTGAGCCCTAGCTATGCCAGCAAATCTGGCAGCACGACCGTAAACGTTCGAAGATCGAGCAACTAGAGAAGCCAAGTTTTCTATACCCAAGTCCACCACATCAGACTCTGGTATCTCCACATAGTACATATGTTGCCTATCGACATCTGCGTAGGCTGTAACTATTTCGTTTAGCTGAGGACCCAGAAAACTTGATAAAAGCTCCTGGATCTTATCAACAGACTGTAAGTTCATTAAGACTTCTCCATGTCTATCAGGGTCACATACTCTTCGAGATCACACTCAATTATAGCATCTTTGATCTTGCTGCGTATCTTAACCAGATGCTCACGAACAGTATTGGGATGTTCATTTATTTTTTGAGATATCTGACTTGATCGGTGCCCATCAACATACCTCCACTTCAAAAGCTGCCGCTCTTGAACCGTTAGTCTATCAAACGGAACCATGTTTGACTCACCCATGACCCAGAATTCATCTATCTTATCTGCCGCCAGCATCTGCTCTAAACTATACTCTACCGGGTCAGCCTTAAATCCAACATGCTTCTCTTCAGAATCTTCATCACCAGTAGACTCATCGGCTAGCAACGGGAACGTTTTCCTACCCAACTGATCGATAAGAAAAATATCTACATTTTTCTTTAATAAATAGAAAAAATAGCTATAAAGAAAACCACTAAAAGGTATACTGCCCTTTCTTTCATATCTATTTATACACTGAAAGAAAGTCATATACACAGTCTGCTTAATGTCTTCTTCGTCACCATACCTTCTTGCCATATAGTGAATACCCCTCATGCACTCGTTAACATTTTTAATTACGGCTGGAGTAAACTTTTGTTTCATTAAAGAAAAACGAGTACCAGGATCTTTTATAAAAAGAGAGACAAACCTTCGGATATCATAATCATTTAAATTATACTTGCCATAAAAAAGAAGAGAAGAATATTTAGTAAGAAAATTGCTGAAGACTTTAAGCAATTCTTCTTGATGTTTAGATGAGCCAGTTTTGGCAAGCCTGATTAGCTCCTGCATTTCTTCTTCATCTAAAGAATAATACTGTTCCTTATAACTTTTTTTAGGCTTAGCCTTATCTTTTGTTTTTGTCTCGGTCATTTTTTACCTTCCCAATTTATAATATATTCTGCATACTCGTCTCTAATATCCTCATAATAAACAACAGCCGGAACTTCTATCTCTGCCATAAATTCTCTTGCTGCCTTGGAATACTTTCCAATAACACAAGTAAGTCTAGAAAACTCATCTGGATAATACCTCTTAAATCTTTTTAGTTTAATTTTACTTTTATCATCTAAGTATCCTTTAACCTCTATCCAATCAGAATTGTTCCCTAGAAAAAAATCTGGAGTGTAAGCTTTAGTTCCCCTCTTAATAGGAAAAGCAAAAACAGTAGGTTCAAAATCAAACTCTATTTTATATATATTTAAAACACGAACAAAATTTGCTTCCCAACTAGATCTAACATTCAGACCTATATCCTTCCTGAATCCAGTCCTGGTATACCTGTACGCATTACCGGCACTCCTCTTAATCACTCCGTCATGTTCGAGAATCTCTTGATCCGTCGACTTGTTTCTGATATTATTGAGGTTCGGATGCTTAACGAAGGAAGATTTTTCCAAAAAAAAGTCCTTGGACTTGACAACATATGGTTCCATTGTGGTATCCTATCACTCGTGAAATTGCAAGTACCTTTATTATACAACATTTTTTAAGTAAACACAAACAATAAAGGAAAGAAGAAAAAATGAACACACTTTCACTCATCACCAACAGCGTTATTCAGCAGATCAACGAGCAGACAATCGATGATCTACTGAACATGGGCTTTAGCCACGAGCGCGCTGTTAAGCTCGTAACCGAGTTTGACGAGTTTGATCTGGTTCAGGATTCAATCGACAATCCAGTCGAAGACTTCTGATACCAAACCCTTAAAAGAGGGGGTCGGGAAACCGGCCCCCTCTTTTTTATTACCTGTTTCTATTTCTAAAAACTCCGGTTCCACACGCACCAGAAGCTGCGTGATCGCAAAAAGAACAAACCCTAGTATTAGAAGTGGGCGTAAAATTAGTGTCGTGCACGATATTATTCATCTCTCTGATAAGACGAACCTTTACATCCTCAACATCATCGTCAGTAAAAAGGTGACCCTTTTTTCTGCCTGACCTTAGATAATAGAGCTCGGCATAGACGTCCTTGTCAGGGAACATATTCTTCATAGCCAGAGCATAAATACCAAGCTGAAGATTCGTGGGTATATCCTTTGGTGACACTTCCCACTTACCAGTTTTATAGTCTACGATATGGACTACATCGTCTTCAATATCGACTCTATCTATAAAACCTCTAACTCTATAAGATCCTATTATTAAATCAAAACCTAATTCTTTTTCATATATATTAAAAGTCTTATCAAAGTTTTGATCATAAAACTCATCGATAATCACATTGCCGGCATCAAGCAGTGCTTGTGGTATCTGATTCTTAGGGTCCCAAACAGGAATGGTTTTACTATATTCTACTTTTAATTCTTGATGATCTAAACGTTTATCTTTTTCCAAAACGTTTTCAAATACTTCATGAACAATATTACCAAGAACTGCGGCAGGAGCAAACTGCCTGGGCTCTTTAGAAATATAGGAATAAAAATATTTAGCAGGACACATCTTATATGTGTCTATTCTAGAATAAGAAAAATCTACTAAACCAAGTTTTTCTAAATCAGTTAAATCATCATAATTCTTAACGGGTATTGACAATACAACTCCTAATTTAATTCATTTGGATCAAAGATCAACTGGCCGCTCTCATCAAACTCTCTACCAATTTCATCTAAGAAATGTCCATTATACTTATTTCTAAAAGATCCTTCACCGACTGGAACCCAGCCAGTATCACCGATCTCCATAAAATCATCTTCCAAATAAGGCCACACAATAACACCCCCTAACTAAAAGTGATATCTGAAATACTTTCTATATTCATATAGTAATCTAAAAGAAGTCGTAAGTCGTGCATTTCTTGCTCATCAGCATAAAAACCCATAATCCCACAAGAAACAAACGTCTTAATTGGTTCATTCGTATTAGGATCTGCATACTCGGCAATAGTGACATTGCCCTTCTTCATCTTATTAATAATAAAATTATTCATAATCACTCCTCGTATATCGTAATAGGATTCCAGTTAGGATCATTCAACTTCTCACGCATATCATTAACGTAAGAGTCCCAGTCTCTTTCATCCTCAGACTTCTTCTGATACCTAACCTCACCCTTAAAGGGATTAGTCTTAAAGCGCGTTATAATTAAACGACCCTGCTGAGTCTTCCATCTTAAAACACCACTAGTACAATCACAGTAATCATCTCTATCAGCATCTATGCGCCCCTCAGGGTCATATCTACCACTACAGTCCGCACACTTAGCATGCTTGCCTTTGTCTGCGCAACGATTGCATGAATTGCAAAATCTCCAACAATCTCTTGTTGAAGGATTTCTGTACGTTCCTTTAGCAGCCATTATACCTCCAGGCTTATAATACTATTAATAGATTCTTCAACCTTAGGAGAAGCATCTAAATTAAACTTATACAAATATTTGTGGCGACCCTCATTAACCTGCAAAAACACAGGTCTATCACCTCTTGCAGAACTAATTATATCATAAATCTTTTCTACAACCGAGGCAGAGAGTGCTTTATCTACCTCAAAAACCATTGCTCTACCAGAAGACATCATATGAGAATCAATCTGCTCACAAGAAGAATAATATAACTTGTTTAAGGCATTCTCGTCGTCGCCTTCTTTAACAACGTTTCCAGATATAATATATATATCACCTTTTTGTATTTCTCTTGTCAGCTTCTTTGCGTCGCGGGGAAATATAATAACTTCAACATCAGAAGATATGTCTTCTAAAACAATCTTATACATCTTATGACCTTTTTTGGTCGTAATGTTTTTAACTGATGTGACTATTCCGCCAACTCTTATATGAGAACCTGCTTCTTGCTCATCAAGATTTATAATCTCACAATCAATCTTCTTGTAAAGAATATCCCATATGCCTGCAACCGGGTGATCCGTAACATATATACCAAGCTCATCCTTTTCTGACTCTAAGACTTCAAGCTCACTTAATCTACCAACCTCTGGCGCATCTTCTATAAGAAGCTCATCAAAAGCTCCGGCTCGAACCAAATGCTCTAAAGTACTTTTCTTTAAAACAACTGGATCACATCTTCTAAAGAAGTCAAATATATTTTCAAAAGGATGATCATCATCCTGACAACCAACAATCGCTTCTGCTATAGAATGTCCAATACCACTTACAGCTGACAAACCAAAAATAATTGTAGATTTATCAATGACTTCAAAATCTATTTTTGATCTATTAATTGACGGAGCCAAAACATCTATACCCAGCTTTCTACAGTCAGAAAGATATAAAGCCTGCTTGTCTTTATTTCCAACAACAGAACTCATAAGAGCAGCCATATACTCTACGGTATAGTTTGATTTAAGGTAAGCTGTTATGTAGCTGATCATTGCATAGCTGGCGGCATGGGCTCTGTTAAATCCGTAGCCACCAAAGTATTCAATATCAGAGAATATTTTATTAGCAAGAGTTTCAGTTATATCAGAAGAATCGACACAACCTTCAACAAACTTAGATCTCATTTGAGGTATCTTGTCCATCAACTTCTTGCCAATAACTTTTCTTAAATCATCAGCTTCTGCTGAAGTGAAACCAGCCAGCTCTCTTGCTACACCTAAAACATCCTCCTGATACAGCATGATCCCCAAAGATGGCTCTAGTACCTCTTTGAGTTTCGGGTGCTCATATGTAACTTTGCTTCGACCATGCTTACGATCTATATACTCACGGTCCATACCAGAGCCCATGGGACCAGGTCTATGCAAAGAGATCAGGGCCATTATGTCTTCAATGCTTTTTGGCTGAAGCGCAACCATCATCTGACGCATGGAGGAAGATTCCAACTGGAATACACCGATACAGTTACCCTTACAAAGCTCGTTGTATGTAACTTCATCGTCAAGAGGTATATCCTCTACATCTATATCGATACCTCTATGTTTTTTTACTAGGCGAACACAGGAATCTATAACACCTAAATTACGTAAACCTAGAAAATCTATCTTAAGGATTCCACATTGCTCTACCCGACCCATATCCCACTGAGTTACCAGAGGATTGTCAGAACCCTTTTGCATGACTGGGAGATAGTCAACAAGTGGGCCACGAGAAATAACTACGCCCGCAGCGTGTATACCGGTCTGCCTAACAATGCCCTCTAAGCCAAAAGCTGTATCTATAATCTCTTTTGAAACAGGATTAGAGTTGTATTCGGATACGAAATCTTCTACGTCCATACACTCTGAGAGCGTCTTAGAGATGCCTAGAACGGGCGGAGGGACGAGCTTAGATACCGTGTCACCCTCAGAGAAGCCGTAGCCAAGAGCTCTTGCAGCGTCTCTTATAGACTGTCTAGCGCCAGTCTTATTGAAGGTGCAAATATGAGCAACTCTATCGTGACCATATTTCTCTCTAGCATAATCTATAACTTTGTCTCTATATCGGTCATCAAAGTCAAGGTCAATATCTGGCATTGACTTTCTTCCCTCAACAAGGAACCGCTCAAACATCAATCCGAACTTAATCGGATCTAAATTCGTTATCTCAAAAGCATAAGAAAGAACACTGCCGGCAGCAGAGCCTCTACCCCATCCAACTCTTACGTCATTATTCTTAGACCATTTAACAAGGTCGGAAACAACCAAAAAGTATTCAGGGAAACCCATCTCTTTAACAACTTTGATTTCATGCTTCGCACGTTCGATAACATCATTAGGTAAAGGATCTCCATATCTTTTCTTTAAGCCCTCCCAAGCTAGTCGCTCAAAATACTCTACAGAAGTTTCTTCAGTAGGTATAGGAAAATCAGGGAAATATATTTCCCCAAATCTTAAGTCTAAATCAACCATATCGCAAACATCCATACTGTTTCTTAACCACTCTTCAGAGAATGTTTGACACATTTCTTCATAGGACTGAAGATAAAAATTATCTCCAGTAAAAGAAAACCTATTTTCAGTATGAATCGTTGCGTTAGTAGAAACACACAACATAATGTCATGCGCCTTAGCGTCTTCACGGTGAACATAATGACAGTCGCCAGAAGGAACAACTTTGGCACCTATCGTTTCAGCTATTTTAACTAGATCAGATATGATACCGATTTGCTCACGCAAACCATGATTATGAACTTCTATAAAATAGTTTTCCTTACCAACTATCTCCTGCATTTTGGCAGCAGACTGTAGAGCAAAGTCATAATCCCCTCTAAGCAGAGCTTGAGCCACTTCACCATTAAGACAGCCAGAAAGAACTATCAAACCATCACTATGCTGAGAAATTAGATCATGATCAACTCTAGGTTTAACGTAATAGCCCTCTAAATAAGAGCGAGAAGATATCTTAATTAGATTATCATAACCAGATTTATTCTTAGCTAAAACAGTCAGATGGTAAGGACCGCGCTGCTCCCACTCGTTTTTAGCAGGGCCAGAACGCTCCTCTTCATCTCTATCAAATCTAGTTTTCCTAGCCTGATAAAGCTCAGAACCAAGAATTGGCTTTACGCCAACAGCTGTGCCAGCATCATAAAAATCTAACCAAGAATGTATATTTCCATGATCCGTAGTAGCAATACCTGACATACCAAGCTTCTTAGCTCTATCCAGATACTGCTCTATATCCCCATGTCCATCAAGCATGGAGTACACAGTATGGTTATGAAGATTAGTCCAATTTTTCACGAAATTCCTCTACCGCCATCTGAGTCCTTTAAGGCCTCATTTCTAATCTCACGATAAGTAATAATAACTACCCCGCCACAATACTTGCACGGGACAGGCTTACCCTCTTGTGCAAAAGGGCTGTTGTACATATATTTATCTGGCTGATCTGAATGACACTCAGAGCAAACGCCAACTACATCATCAGGATTTTCCACTGCCATGGTCTACCTCCTTTCTTATACTAACGTAGGCAAATCTTATTGGCGAAGGAGAGGTAGGTTCGTCTGTCTCAACATACCTATCGCCAATCTTAACCCACTTATTTTTTCTCTCTAACGAACATTCACCACATCCGACACCTGCAGCATTTGCTCTCTCGCAAGTGAAAGGTCTACCGCCTATGCCAAGCTGACGTCTTCTAATCCAGTCGTTAATATGGCTATTGCTCTTCTCAACATTATAGTCCTCGCAATTGCTGAGTATTCCATGAAGAAACTTAATAGACTCCTCATTATATGAAAGAATAGAACAAAGAAACAGTCTTGCCTCATGCTCTAAAAACTTAGTATCAATCGCCTGCTGCCACAATCTTTTTACTGCCGTACATCCCTCTAACAATCTCTTGGGAGTAAACTCTTTATCGTACTCCTTATATTCCTTAAATGCAGTAGAACCATGCTTATTGAAATAAGCCATGAAGTCCTTAGATCTTTCCTTGTCTATCTCTAGATCATAGATATGTTCACGAAACCACTCATTAGCCTTAGGATCAAAAGTCTGCTCATCAACAGTATTGTCAGATCTTTCACCGCAATACTCAACTATTGAGTCAATACCTGATCTGAAAACGTCATCAGACAAAAGATTCTTATACAGACCAGTATCTTGATGAACTGAACCCTCAAGTCTCCACATTCTTCTAGCATCATAAACGCTAAAGTCTAAACTGCTAAGCTCTAACTTTTTCTGCAGCTTTCCGGCTATCCATCTATAAATGTTTGGAAGATTGTTGGATGGATTCACCCCCAGCGTGACAGCCTCACACTCTATATGAAAACCCTTTTTGCCAGTGAAGTACACAAGGACAGCATTCTCTGGAACAAAGGACAGCAGATACTCATACAGTCGTAGACATTCCGAATATGACTGCGACATATCTTGATTATCTATATCAAAATACAAAGAACCCAATCTCACTGCATCATCTATGTTGGGAGTATTGTAATGCCAGATTGACGTATATAAGCCGGTATTATTATTCTCTTCCCTAAATGAATTGATGTCATCAAGATCTAAGAATACAGGATTGTCACCATCTTTAACCCTTATAACCCTAGATAAAGACGGCACATATTTAGCTATCTCAACTTTTCTCCACTGATGCAGATACTTGTCAGGATCTGAGGGTACTTTCATTTTATTACAGCCTTAATTTCTTCCGCATCAATATTAACATGAATTGGATCTTCTGTAAAATTATCTGAATGAGTCCTATGATAAACGGACTCTTTAATAATCCAATCAAGAATACTAATTAGATGATATCTATTAGCTATTCTTTGACTCTTTGTCTTTTCTCCACTTTTCATTTATAAGTTCACTATCTTCAATATAAGAATGTATTTTACTGGCAACATTGTCTGCAAGATGGACAATATAATCTAGATAAGTTATAGGGTAAGTTTCTGGCACCGGAGACCAAGGGCCCAAGTGACATCTAACCAGTCTAAGTATAGTATGAACAGCCTCTTCATTCAAGAACAGGGTAGTAGAAGAACCATCTGTCGAATACTCTTTATCGTACTCTATAGCTTTCTTAACTAAAGCTTCAACAGTGTATGGGTGCATCGGATCATAGTGAAACATATCGTCATCACTGGAACTAATTCCCTTGGTTACATCATGGAGAAGACATGCAGCCATAACCATATCTCTCTCATCTGAAGTAACGGTATAAGAATCACATATAGATCTAGCCACTCTTACAACACGCTTTGTGTGCAAAAGATTTCCACCCTCACCATGCTCATCTGGCGGATGATACTTGCCAGAAAAACTAGAGGGAATAGTCCAAAAAGACTTTGCTTTCAGCATTACAGATCTAACAAAAGATTTTACTTCATCATTCTCAATATAGTTTATTTCCTCTAAGATATCTTTTAGAACATCATTTTCTTGATCTTCAAAATTATCTGAACCAGATTCAATAATTTCATCTAACATATTTTTAGCCATACTATCTCCAACCATTCCACTTTGAGCAAGGCTCATCAAACGGACACTTTTTACAATAAGGAGTCATTCCTCTTCTAGGAACAAAAACTTCTTTTTCAAATATTACGTCACCCCAATACTCAACAGAGTCAACATCTTCTTGGCTAATATCATACTCGTTGAACTTTAGGTTATCTGACAAAAGATCTATGTAACCAAAATGGGTATCTGCAGCTTTGGAAGGATGACGATTTTTAAAACCAATATACATCGTCGCAAAATCTACCTGATACATAAACCTATTGGCATTTCTATAGTTGAACAAAAACTTTACAACATAGTTTTTTCCATTCTTATGGTAAATTAAATCAAAGGTATCTTCAACTCTAACATTTTTATTTACTACAGCAACATAGTCTTCGCTAATAGCTATCGGTATCATTTCATAGTCAGAATATTTCTCATGAAAATTCAGGAGCACTGACGAAGCTTTAGTTGTTAAACTAGCAACATTGCCGTAAGCGCTTTCGTGTTGCTCTGTTATTATATCATAAGAATCCATATTCTTAGGAAACCACAACTTCTCCCACCGATTCAATATTGAAGAAAAAGACGGAGAAATACCAGCTTGCTTCTTGTACCAAAAGTAATACAATATATTTTTAATTGTTTGCTCAAACCTAATTGTATAAATATCTCTAGAGTACAACTTCTCTGAAAGCTGTTCTACATACCTATAGTCATACAATCTTTCACAGGTCTGAAAATCTTTTATGGCATCTGTAGTTAAAGATAACATTAGTCAAATCCCTCTCCATTTAAAAGATCATTAAAAGCAGATGACTCTGAATAAGAACTATCTCCAACAACTTCATAATCTTCATAAATTTTCTTACTGTCAACATAACGAACCAAAGGAGGATCATAAGTAAAAGAAGAGCCAGTAATCCTATTCTTAGGTATCTGTAGCTGCATTATGTTCTCATCTTCAGTATCGTCATCGGTTGCTAAGCGCTTCTCTGTTATGAAGATAGTGACGGCACACTTCTGTTGAATGGCTAGCGAACCACCGGTATCAGACTGCTGAACAACCTCTCTCTTCTCTTTCATTCTATTTGAATTCTCTTGAGCAGTAATTATTAAGACACAATTCATGTCTCTAGCAAGCTTCTCAAGCTTAACCATCATCTCCTCAAACTCACCCCAACGAGGTTTACCTTTGCCGCGCGTGAACATAGACTGAATAGTATCTATAATCACCACATCGGGAGTTGGCGCATCTGACCCAACCAGCTCTCTAAGCCATGACTCTAAATCCTCAAAATAAGGAGTGTCGGGATCATGTCTAACCATAAGACGATCACCCCATTGAGATAACTTCTCCTGAAAAATTCTTATGTTCTCTTTTTTCTGCTGCTCAGACCACTTATCTGCTTCCGAGTAAACATTCTGACCTAAAATTTGAGTCATTAATATTCTTTCCCAGTGACCTATAGCCTCTTCAAAATTAACGTAAAGAACACGATAATTATTATCCAGCCAGTGATTAGCTAGACACTTAGCAAAAGTGCTCTTGCCCTTACCTGAGGGGGCTATGACAGCATGCACAGCCCCCTTAAAGAAGCCGCCCTCATCCGTATAACCCATGGCTCTATTCAAGGACTTAAATTGTGTTGGAACAAAGTCTGGTATATCAAGAAGTTTTACTGCTCTACTAGAGATATCATTAGCAGTGGTTATATCTTCAAAAGGATTTCTTTTTACAAGGGACTCAATCTCGTTGATTTGAGAAGTCAAGAAACTAATTCTTGCTATATCCTCATCACTACGAAGACCCTTTTTAGATATTAGTAGACGAAGCTCATCTAAATAATTAGACTGCTTCTTCTTACTTGCCTTATGCTTAACAAGCTCAGCTAAAGACTCTTTGCTTGCAGTCTCTAAATCAGATATATAAGACATCATTACACCGACACCCTCAGATCCTCCAAGGGCAGCGTAAATATCGGTCTCGTCTGAAAGCCACAGCTTAAATGCGTTGGGATCCACCACGTCTAAACCAGTAGACCTATGATAAGAAACTAGAGCAGAGTAAAACTCGTGAATACCTTTTTCCCCATGAACAATTCCGACAATATCATCAGGTAGATTCTTGTTGAAAAAAGATATTGCACCCTGCTCCTTAAAGCAGAGTGCGAATACCTGATACTCTAAGTTTGTCTCTTGAACATCCAGCTCTTCATCTATTGCCATCAAGTTTAGAGTCCTTCATTCTTCTATATGCTTCTTTTCGATACTCTGAATTCTTCTTCTTCATTTCTTTATAGAAGTCTGAATTAACCACAGAATACTTTTTCTTAGGAATACGTGGCTCAATTGGAGTATCTCTTATAGCATCTAACATTCTATCATAAACGCTCTGCTCAGTCAGAGAATCGTTATACCTAAATACAACAAGAGCTATTCCATTATCCTTACAATACTGAACTTTCTCTTCGTCTCTTTTCTGAGCCTGCTCAAAATCATATTTAGAATCATAAAATCTACTTGTGAAGTAGAAATGCTGACGACCATGATACTCTGCAGCGAGTTTAAATCTCGGACAATAGACATCAAGCTTCATCTTATTTCCAATATGAAACTCATTAACAACTTCCTCTCCAGGAAGAAGCTTTTTCATAATGTTAGTTAAAGCTGTCTGACCTCTTGACATCTTTTTTCTTGATTCTTTTAACCAAGAAAGACCAAGATGGTTGATCATACTATTAACCTCTTTTACGCTTACATCAAGCTCAGAGGCTATAGCAGATATTGAGAGGTCGCTATCAAAAAGAAGGTCCGTCAAAAAGTCTAAGTCATCGGGATCAACTTTTTTGTAAGTCTTCCGATTCTTGTTCATGATACTTTTTGCTTATGCCCCTTACTTAAAGTCAACATCTTACCAAGATCTATGACTGAAACATTAAGATTCTTCCAAACCTTAGGTAACAATCCTAAACCAAAAACACCACAGTCAAGTAGACAGTAGTCCAACTCACCATCAAGCTCCGCAAGCTGCGCATAAACGTCATCAACCTTATTGTAGTAGTTAGAATAAGGGATGCTGATTACGTGAATATTGTGTCCAAAATGTTTTGCAGCCATTTTCTTATCATGAAATGTCACGATAGCAGACTTAGAGTACTTGATATAAAAATCTGATATAGAAGATATAACATCTCTATCATTTAGATAATAGTATTCAAAAATATTTGAATAGTAATACTCACCGCCCTTATGTAGGCCTATCTTATAGTGTCTATTAGCTTCTATGTCTGACTGAAGCGAATGGGACACAGCCTTCATGATGTTCTTGTCATTAGCCTTCAACGAAGTAACAACGTTCTTGGCAAAGAAGTTAGGAAAAGAGTTTTCGCTATTCTTACTCAAGGCAACTATAGAAGCCTTGGGTACATTTATGTACGCAAACTTTTGCTTATTGCTCATTGCATAAGTTAAATTTATTAGTGAGTGCTTAGGATCTAAAAAAGTCATTTTTACCCCTATCAGTTTTCGATTAATGAACTCCAGTTAATTAAAACTGGGTTTTCATCTACAATTGAATTAATATGATCTAAGTTGTGGAACTTACCACCATCTATATTCGAATATCTTTCGTATTTAGACTGCTTGTCTTCGTCTCTTATATATCCCAGATGCTGCATGACAAGATTGGAGTCAGTCCAAAAGTTTCTTGCGCCTATCCAATTTCTAACATAGGTAGGCTCAGAGCCACATGCTAGCTCCCTATTCAAGAATGCCCCATCCTCCATATACCTAAATATACGAGAGCTATTTGTAGGAGCCCAAAGCTTATCCACCCTATACTGATGCTCGTTCCACATGTGATAAAAGCGAACGTTTACCACATCGAAAGGAGAATTATCTAATACATCAGATATAGGCATATTTCCTGTATGAAATAGCTTCTCATCGCAATCAATTGCGATAACCCAGTCACCTACGGAAGCAAACTTAGAGAGATTTGACCACGCAAATGCTCTTAGTTTTCCTTCGTGAACGTTAAATAATTGCTCCGGAGTTCTAAACACTTCTGCATACTGAGAAGCTATTTCTGGAGTGTCATCATCAGAACAATCATCAGTAAATATTATCTTATCTACTTGAGTAGATAATCTTTCCAGTACGTCGACTAGAAATCTTGAAGATTCATTTCTTCCTATCATTTGTGCATAGATCATTTTACCTCACATCTACGCCATAGGGGGGAGGGCGTTAACCCTCCCCCCTTCCAATACGACAAATTAGTTAATCAGTTAGACAGCTGCTGACGAGCCTGAACGGCAGTAATCCGATCAGTCTCAACATCCTTATAGATGAGCTCACCGTTAACACCAGTAACGGTACGACGATTGCTCATGGCAATTTTCTCAGCGGATGTCTTATTAGGAGCCTTAACGATTGCAGTTGTAGTAACCGTGAAGTACTTGTACTTATTCTCTGACATTATTAACCTTTCGGGTTAGTTTGTTGGGTAGTTAACAGCGATATACTCTATCGCATCTTGCATCGATGATGCAAGTTTTGTTGCCATATATTTTAGGTACACTCTAGAAGATGCTTGCGGTGAAGCGAAAACTATCACTGGTTGCCCGTGAAACTTTGCCCACGCCATCTCAAAGTCTGTACCTATATATTGACGATCTGAGATCATGTACTCTACGAGA